ACATTGTCGAGATTACGTTTCCGGTGCGGCTTATTACCCTTGGCCCGGGCAACCTTGACGCGCAACGCTCGCTAATGAATATGGCCGCTTTACTACTTGCCAAAAACGTTGCGGTTACTGGCGGCCGCCCAACGGTAGCGGTGTACGGTGGGGCCGAGTACGCCGCCTATGATTTAACCATTGACTTGAAAGCGAGTACGACAGCATGAGCAAATACACCGTTGTTAGCCCTCGAGTGGGTACACCGGGCGCCGAATTTGACGCCGACCTAGCCGTAATGCGCGGAGCTAATATTGAGGCGTTACTTGCTGGCGGCTTCATTAAAGTATCCGCACCTAAGCCCGTAAAAAATGCTAAAAAAGACATAGACACAAACGAGGAGTAACCCCATGGCCACAACAACTTACCTAAGCAACCCGGACGTAACTATCGCAACGGTTAACTTGCGTGACCAGTGCACCGCCGCAACGCTCACCCGCACGGTAGAAGCATTGGAAAGTACCGCATTTGGTGACACCGCCCGTTTTATGTCGGCAGGCCTTGAAAACAACGAGTTAACACTTACTCTTTACATGAGCTACGCCGCAACCGAAACATACGCAACATTGGCCAGCCTTGTTGGTACCCAATGCAACGTGTTGGTTTCGCCACAAGCACCGACAACGCCAAACACTTATTCGGCAACCAACCCGGGTTTTATTTTGACAGGCACTTACCTAGAGTCTTTGCCAGTCATTAACGCAACCATGGGCGAATTGTCAACTATTGACATTACGTTTACTGGCGGCTCATACTCGGTAGACGTTTCCTAATAACGGCCTCAACACGGCCCGACACGAAAGAGGCAAGTTATGCAAATGACAATACGAGTAGAGACACGCGAAAATACCTACACGGTTGAAACCAACCTATACGTAATTGTGCTATGGGAGCGCAAATTTAAACGTAGTGCGGGCGATATGGCTCGACAATTTGGTATGGAGGATTTGGCGTTTTTGGCGTTTGAAGCGTCAAAAGCAAACAAGATTGTTGTACCCGCCGAGTTTGACAATTTTATTAAAACGATTGTAAACATTGAAACGGTAGACCAAGAGCAACCAAGTTTTACCGAAGCGGCACCTACAGACGCCAGCTAGCCGAGGTGCTAGTAGCTGTCGGTTGGTGGCCGCCTAATATCCCGTTTGAGCTACAAGACTTGCAGACGGTGGCTAAAGTGTTGACGGAAGCACACAAAAAAAGGTAGCGACGCTATGGGCATAACCGGACAAATTGACGTTTACGGGGTGCAAAACGCGTTAAAAGAGTTAAACGACATAGACCGCAAAATTAGGCGGCAAGTCACTAAAGACATTAAAACGGTTGGCAATCAAATTGTGCAAGAGGCGCGAAGCATGGTTTCTACACAATCGCGTAGCAACGGTGCCCCGCTATCCGGTATGCGTCGAGGCTCGCTAATCCGTGGCCGAGAGGCGGCTTGGAACATATCCGAGGTGCAAGGCGGCTTTAACGTGCGGGTAGGTGTACGAGCTACTAAAGAGCGCTACGTAGATTTTGACCAAGGCGGCTACACGCGGCAAGTTGTGTACGCTGCCAAGCCATACCGTTTAATGGTGGTACAACAAAAGAGTTTTGCTGGCGCTATCTATGACCACGCGGGCGCTGGCATTAGCGGTATTCGCAACACGGCGTTTATAGCCAGCCTAAAAAAAGAGGTAGGAGACGCCCCACGTGTAATCGACAAGGCCGTAGAAAGCAACCGCCCGGCAGTAACCGCCGAGCTACTAAGCATTGTGGGTAAAGTTATGACACAGACAAACCGTAATTTGGTGGTATCCCGTGGCAATTAACATACCGATTTTAACAAGTTTTAGTGGCAAGGGTGTTGCCGACGCTCAACGCGAATTTAAAAGCCTTACCACAACAACGCAAAAAGCAGGCTTTATTTTGCAGCGCGCATTGCTGCCAGCCGCCGCCGCGATTGGCACTATTACGCAAGTTATTGCCCCGGCTATTCGTGCGGCCTCAGACTTTGAGGAAGCAACCAGCAAAGTAAACGTAATTTTTGGGCGGGCGTCAAAGAGCGTTAAAGACTTTGCCAATACTGCCGCTCGAGAGCTTGGCCAGTCTAAACAATCGGTGCTCGACGCTGCCGGTGCTTTTGGCACGTTCGGTAAAGCTGCCGGGCTTGCTGGCGAGGATTTAAGCACGTTTACAACCGACTTTGTAACGCTGTCTACTGACCTAGCCTCGTTTAACAACACAACACCCGAGGAAGCCGTACAAGCCATTGGCGCGGCCTTACGTGGCGAAGCAGAGCCTCTACGCCGTTTTGGTGTATTGCTCAACGACGCAACCCTAAAAGCCGAGGCAATGGAATTAGGCATATACAAGGGCAGCGGCGCGTTAACAGCACAACAAAAGATTTTGGCGGCCCAATCCGCTATTTACAAACAGACAGGCGACGCGCAAGGCGACTTTGCTAGAACAGCCGACGGGCTAGCAAACAAGCAGCGCACCCTAAGCGCATTGTTTAAAAACTTTCAAATACAACTAGGCCAACAACTATTGCCGGCGGCAACCGATTTTGCTAACGGCCTAGTAAAAATTAACGACGCGTTTAGCAATATGCCAACCCCGGCAACTAACGCCACGATAAAAGTAGGCAAATTTGGCAAGTTAATCCTCGAGCTAATAAACCCAATATCGGCGTTTGTTAACGGCTTGCAGGCTATTGGCTCGGGCTATTTTGACGCCGAGCAAGAAACAGGCGCGTACAACAAGGCGCTTGGTTTGTCGGCTCAACAGCAAATGCGCGTAGCGGACGCTGCCGGTGTATTTAATTCTAAATTTAAAGAGACAAAAGACAACGTGGGCGGCGCTAAAAAAGAGGTGGAAAGTTTTGCCGAGGCGCTTAAAGAAAAACTTACCGAGGCAGTAGATACCGCTAAGGATAAGTTGGCCGACGCGCAAGGCGAATTTAACGATTTTGCCACCAAGGTAAGCGACGCCGTAAAGGGTGCCCTTGACTTTAACGCTGCGCTCGAGGCTGGCGACTACGGTTTTAAAGGCTTTTTAGACGCGCTACGCGGGCAAGTACGTGGCATTGTTGAGTATTCCACCAACCTTGGCAAAGCCTTGGAAATGGGTTTAAGCCAAGACGCATTGGGCTACGTTATGGACGCTGGCAACGTCGCTGGCGCCGAAATAGCGCTAGAGCTTGTAAAGGGCGGGCAAACCGCTATAGACGAAACCAACGCGCTTGTAGAGGCCGCTCAACGGGCAGCCGACAAGGTAGGCCTACAAGCTGCCAACAATTGGTACAAGGCTGGCGTTGACCAAGCAACCTTTATTGTTAACGGCCTTGAGGCAGAGCTAACCAAATTAACGCCAAAACTTATGGCAAAAATGGACGAGATAGCCGCAAAGCTTAAGCGCTCGGTAAACATTGACGTTGTAGTAACCGAGCGCGTTAACCGTATTGTTTCCACTATTAGCAGCTCGATACCTAAAATGGCGGACGGCGGCATAGTGACCGGGCCAACGCTTGCCATGATTGGCGAGGCAGGCCCCGAAGCTGTTATCCCATTATCGCAAATGGGCAACATGGGCGGTAGCGGCGTAACAATTAACGTGGCTGGCGGCTTGTCTACTAGCGCCGAAATAGGGCAAAGCGTTGTTAACGCCTTGCGGGCGTATTCGCGTACCGCTGGCCCGCTGCAATTAAACGTGGCATAACATGGCTGTTGCTGTAGTCCAATCGGGCAACTATGACCTACAAATAGCGACGGGTTTCCAGCTCAACGCGTTTACGCTTGACGACGCTACGCGCGGGGTGCTCAACAATACCGAATACGTGTTAGACGGTATAGGCGAATTTGCCAGCGTTTTAGACGGCGCGCTAAACGTCAACGTACGCCGTGGACGACGCGACCAAGGCGACACGTTCGGCGCTGGCACCATGACTTTTACCCTTGACGACACGTTGGCGTCCGGGGTATTCAATCCGTTCAATACGGATAGCCCATTTTATGACACGGCTACGGCACAACCTGGACTAGCCCCAATGCGCGAGGTACGCCTACTACGCTACGACACGCTAAACGCCCCGCAATACATTTTTAACGGCTACATAGTCAACTACGACTACAATTTTGCGCTTGGCGGTACAGACACGGTAGAGGTTTATTGTGCCGACCAATTTTATTTGTTAAGCCAAACCGTTTTAAACGAGCTTAACGTAGACCCTGAAACCTCGGGCGAGCGCATTACAACCGTCCTAGATTTACCTGAGGTAGCGTTTCCGTTAGCGGCCCGTAACATTGCTACAGGCACCGTAAACCTTGGCCACGCCGCCGCCTATACCGTGCCAGCCGGTACCAACGTACTTAACTACCTAACCCAAATTAACGACACGGCCGAATTTGGGCGGCTCTTTATGTCTCGAGCGGGCGTCCTAACTTTCCAAAACCGTATCGGCAACACGCTTGCGGGCAGCTCTGCCGATTTCCACGACGACGGCGCACCCGGCACCCTTAAATTTACGGGCGTAGGCATATCGTTTGAAGCCGACCAAGTAATAAACCGCGCCGTAGTAACCGCGCTAGACGACAAAACAGCCACCGCTGTAGACGCTGGCAGCATTGCCACGTACTTTATACAAACCACCAACATTGGCAACAGCCTTTTACATGAGCAAACAGCCATAGACGACGCCGCCGACTACCTACTAAACGGCCAACCCGAGGCCCGCTACACGTCCGTAGAAACGTCGTTTACCTTGCTTAGCAACAGCCAACGCGACACGGTAGCCACCCTTGAGATTGGCGACACAATCACCATAGAAAAGACTTTTACCACGGGCCTGACAACCAGCGAGCTAGCGCAAGAGCTAGCCATTGAGGGCATAGAGCACCGCCTAAATTTTGCTACCGGGCATAGCGTCCTAATCAGTACCAGCCCTACAACGATTGTGTACGAATTTATTTTGAATGACGCCGTTTACGGAATTTTAGGAATAACCGACCCGCAACCCGTTTTAGGATAAAGTACCCAATATGGCAACAACCCCGTACCCTTTTGTTAGCGGCAACGTCTTAACGGCCGAACAACTTAATTCAACTTTTAACGTACCGATTAACGCACAAACCGCTAGCTACGTGCTAGTTGCTGGCGACGCTGGCAAGCGCGTACAAATGAACGCGGCAGGCGCAACAACGATTACGGTTAACACGTCACTTTTTAGCGCTGGCGACAACCTTTTTATACAAAACATTGGTGCCGGCACTTGCACGATTACAGCTGGCACGGCAACGGTTACTACCGCTGGCTCTTTAGCGTTGGCACAATGGGGAGGTGGAACGCTTTATTTTACTAGTTCTAGTGCTGCTGTTTTTTTTAGCGGTGCGGGTTCTGGTTACGGAACAGCGACGGGCGGCACGTCGTCGAGTATCACGGTTGGAGGCATTGGTTACACAATGCTCGAATTTTTAACCGATGCAAATTTGGTTGTGTCTAAAGCTGGTTTGTTCGACGTGTTTGCGGTTGCCGGCGGTGGCGGTGCTGGCGGTGACTCAGGTTCGACTAACCAAAACTCGGGCGGTGGCGGCGGCGGTTCAGTTTTGCAAACAACAATTTATTTGCCAGCCGCAACTTATGCAGTTGACATTGGTGCAGGTGGTGCAGCGGGTGCAACATCCGTACCGGGTAAAGACGGATTTGTAACAAGCATTGGCACAATTTATTACGCGGTTGGTGGAAGTGGCGGCGGCCATGGAAACGGAAACGCAACTAGCGGCGTAATTTCGGGCGGTGGCGGAAATAACAACAAACTTGGTGGCACAACTACAGCACCTAACATTGGATTTTCGGGTGGTAATGGCGCAGCAGACGGCCCGGGCGGTGGCGGTGGCGGTGGCGCAGGCTCAACTGCAAATGGCAGTACCGGTACAGGTTCGGTCGGCGGTGCTGGCGGTGCGGGTGTTTCGCCTAGCACTTTTTCGGGCGGTACAAAAACTACAACTGTCGGCGGTGGCGGCGGCGGCGCACGTGGCAGCGGTAGCGGCGGCGCAGGTGCAGACGGCGGCGGCGCAGGTGCCTCAACAAGTAACGGCGCTGGCACGGCTGGCACAGCTAATCGAGGCGGTGGCGGCGGCGGTTGTAACGGTGCAGGTGCTGGCGGTGCTGGTTCGTCAGGCTTGTGCTATATAAGGTTTAAGTCATGAACGAACAATACTTTGCACAAATTGACGCAAACAATGTCGTTACTTGCGTTGCGGTAGTCCAACAAGAGTTTTTGGAAGCAAACCCCGAACGCTACCAAGGCACGTGGGTAGAAACTTTTTTCAATACCGCAGGCAAAACTTATGCAGGTATTGGCTACACGTACAATTTTGATACACAAGATTTTATTGCGCCACCGCCACCAATTCCGCTTGAGGCGTAATGAAATGGCAATACCTACTTGGCTGCACAATCCTTGTAGCGGTAGTGGCTTGGGGCTGTAGTGGCTGCACAATTTCCAAAACCAACACAACTTACCAATGCTTTACGAAAGCGAGTTGCGACAATGAAAACCCCTGAACAACAACACGCGGCACTTATAGTTTTTGTTGGCCGTTTGTTAGCGGTATGTTTTACTTTTACCGTATTTGCATTTATCTACGGAGTGCTTTTTGTAGACCAGCCTGAAAAACAGGCGCCTACAGACGCACAGCTCATTGACTTACTATCCACCTTGCTTGTGTTTCTTACTGGCACATTGTCGGGCCTTGTCGCGTCTAACGGGCTTAAAAGCAAAACCTCGCAACTTGACCAATGAGCGTTGCTAAAGCCAAGCCGGGTGTACCGGGCGCTCGAGATTACATAGGCAACGCCGACGGGGCAGCACCCGCGCCACGGGTTGGCACTAATGCTTGGATTAAATGCGCGATTAAGTACAGCGGCAAAAGTTTGTGGGATAACGGCTCATGGGGCCAACGCGACATGCGCGGCAAACCCGGCAGCTTGTCGGTACATGCCACGGGCCGCGCCGTTGACTTGAGCTATCGCTACATGGCAGACAAAAACAAGGGTGTACCAACAGGCCGCAAAACGTCGCTTGAATTTATTAACAAGGTTGTTGCCAACGCCAACGCGCTAGGCGTACAAGCAATTTTGGATTACTTTCCAAAAGATTTTGGGCGCGGCTGGCGTTGTGACCGTCAAGCGTGGACGAAATACACCAAGGCCGAAATACACAACGCACCGGGCGGCGATTGGTACCACGTCGAGATATCGCCAACCATGGCAGACAACCCGCAAGCCGTAGAAGCCGCGTTTTTATTGGTGTTCGGGGATAATCCACCAACCGCGTAACACCCTGCACTACCGTTGGACTACCGACGGAAAGCTAGAGGTACCTAATGACA